CTTTGACCGTGAGCTCGTACTCGACGATGACGTCGCCCTTCATGTCGCCGGGCAGGATGCCAAGGTCGGTCGCGAAGGTGTTGCAGACTGCGACGCCGGTGGACATTTCGCCGCTGCTCTTGGTGGGGAGCTTGCTGTCCGCGATGACGTAGTTGCGGTGGTTGGGGTGCGTCTTGACGAAGATACGGGACATGGGATGACTCCATTTCCGGGATAGGTAGGTGCTCACGACCGCCCGGCCGGGCGTGAGCGGAACGCGGGCATCTGCCCGCGTTAGTGGCGTCGGGTGTGCTCCCGGATGAAGGTGGCAAGGACCCCGACCGCGAGCATGGCGAGCGGGATTAGTGCGATGAGTCGCATGAGAGTTTCCAGAGGGTGAAGGTGACGAGCTCGCCGTTATCGAAACGAGCATGATCGAAGTGGGCGAAGGTCGTTGAGTCAAGTTGAAGGATGCCAACGGTGTTGGGGTGCTGGCGCTGCTTGGCGTCGAGGATCGCGCGAGCCTTGGGCGATATCGCGAAGAGGCTCGTGGGCACCAGGCGACCGTGAAGGTCGGAGCCTTCGTAGAGCAGGTTGCCGTCGACGCGGAAGCGGGTGAATTGGTCGATGGTGATGGTCATGGGCTGTGCTCCTGAGGGTTGGGCTCTGGCGCGGTAAATTGTTGCAAGGCTTTCCGATGCGAGAATTGTGCCGGGGATTCAGGGGCATTTTGCGCAGTGAGAGCTCTTCGGGATAGGCGAGACGCGTGCGTAGCACGCGTGGGGATAGCAGAGACGCGGGCGTGGGCGCGCGGGAGCGCCAGGAGCGCGGGAGCGCGGGCGGGTGCGGGGGGGGTGCTACGCGGGTGCGGGTGCGGGTGCGGCAAGGGCATCCATGCCCTTGCGCGGGTGCGGGTTATAGCTCCTCGACGTTCATGCGGGGTGCGGGGATTGAGGCGAGGAGCATCGCGGCGTCGCGTTCGCGGGTCTCGCGGGTTGCGTGCCATGCGATGAGCGCGGAGCGGAGCGCGGCGTTGTGGGCGCGGAGCGCGAGGACCCGCGCCTTGAGCGCGGTTAGGTGCGCGGATGCGCTTGGCGTGAGCGGGACGATTAGACGGGTGACCATGGTCGATGCTCCTCTGTCTGGGGGGTCCGGTTTGCGGCCGTTTGGGGCGGGACCCTTGTCCGGACCCTTGCGGCCGCCGATCATTGCCCAGGCGGCCGCTAATGCGGCCGGACGGGCGGTCTGGCACGGGGCGCGGCCGGGCGGATTCGGTCCGCATCCGTTGGGACCCTAGCGGCGGGTCACCCGGAGCGCGCTCCCGTTGGCGCTCGACGCGCGGAGCGCGGAGCGGGAACGGGAACGGCCGCCCGTGAAGGCGCGGCCGTCCGGGGTGCGGGGTTACTTGGTGGCCTTGGACGCTTTCGCGGCCGCCTTGCGGTCCGCGTTCGCCTTGAGCGCGGCGAGTCCCTTGTCGCTGGAAGCTTGGAGCGCACACAAGTCGCGCTCCTCTTGCGTGAGGGGCGCGCGGTAGACGGTGAGACCGGTGACGTAGGTCTCGGTTCCGGGGACGCGCTCGGGGGTGTAAGTCTTTGCGACGTTGATGTTTTTGCCGGTTGCGCTTGAGCCTAGCGCGTCGTCGAGTTTGAAACGGACGACGCCGTAGAGAACGCCGTCGCGCTCCTCGCGCTCGATGGTGACGTTGGTCTTTGCCATGGGATTTGCTCCTGTCGTGATGATGCTACCGTCCCGGTAGCGTGGGACCGTGCCGCTTGCGGTTTAGCAGTGGGTTCCAGTGGACCGTTCCGCGCTCCGCGGTGCCATACTCTGCCGGGACGGCGCTTTCCGTTTGACCCTGCTTAGTCCCGCGTCACGGTTCCGAGTTAGACCGCTTGGCGGCACGGTACGGCGGGACAATAGCGGGAAGCGTGCCAGAGGCTAAGTCGTTTGTTTTCAACGGGGCGCAAGCCCCGTGCGTTGCGTGTCGCATTGGGTGCAATGGCGCAATGCATTGGGGCATTTGACCCAATGAGAGGAGCTACGGGCGTAAGGCTATGGGGGACATGGGGTTATGTTGATAGCAGCATGGCGCGCGCGCTCGAAACCACGCGAGAAAAGTCGCATAAGTTCCATTATGTCAACTAGTTACGAGCGCTGCCCTACGCGTAAGCTGTTGACGCGTGCGAGCGTAGGCGCACGCTACGCGCACGCGCGCGCGTTCCACCCTACGCGCCCGCACGCGCTCGCGCGCATGGGCGTACGCGCGCCCCCGCGCCCGAACAAACGAACGTTCATTGATCCCCTCTCACCGCAATTCCATTTTCGACTGTCAACAACGCTTGACAGGAGCTAAGGTTCCGCCATGAAGCGCGGCGAGAAAGCTCCGGAGGGCACACCGCCCTATCACGCCCGCATCCGCGAATTTCTCCTCCACGAATTCTCCGAAAATCGCATCCCCGTCGCGAAGGACGTCGCAGCCGCCTTCGGCGTCTCCCGCCCTTACGTTCACGCCATCCGTTCAGCCCTTCGTTCCGAAGGTCTTCTTCCCGTCTCCCCCCACGGGCGCGATCTCCGCAAGCTCCCCGCAGACGAGCGCCTCGATATCGAAGCCAACCGCCGCGCGCGCCTCGCCATGAAAGCCGCGACCAAGCCTCTCGTCGACGAGATCGCCTCCGCAGGGCGCGAGGTCGGCCTCACGCTCGGCGTTGCCTCGCGCCCCCTCGCCGAGTGGAAAGCCGAACGGGAGGCGTTTGACATCGCCCTTTCCGACGGCTCCCTGAAAGCGATGACCGCGGACCAACGCCGCATCTTCCTCTCCGAGGTCGCCAAGCGCACAGGCCGGGATGAGATCAAGGTCTCCGCGATCGCCGCCCTCAATCGTCTCGACGCCTCCCTTCGCACCGCGGATGATATTGGTCCTCGCATCCCCCTCACCCGCGACGAGGCCCTCACCCGTCTCCGCGAGCTCCGCCTTGCCATCACCACCCTCTTCCCCTCCTGACATCCGCGACGCCTTCGCGCGTCTCTGGTTCTCCGATCCCTCCTGCCATTCCCTCACCTGGCACGGAATCCACATCCACAAAAATCCCTTCGACCTCTTCCTCTATCAGCAACTCCTCTTCGCCCAACGTCCCGATACCATCATCGAAGTCGGTGCTTCCGTCGGCGGCTCCACGCTCTTCTTCGCGCACATGCTCGACCTCCTCGGCCACGGCCGCATCATCTCCATCGACCGCAGCGCCCAATGGGACCCGCAGGTGCTCGCGCACCCCCGCGTCTCCACCTTCGTCGGCGACTCTCTCGACTTCCGCGCACCTCTCTCTCCCAACAATTTCGTCATCCTCGACGGCGACCACTCCGAAACCCATGTCAGTGCCGAGCTCGACCTCTACTCCCAACTCATCCCGATCGGCGGCAACCTGATCGTCGAAGACACGATCATCAACCACCCCTTCCCCATCTACGAATCCTCGCCCTGGGAAGCGGTCGACACCTTCCTCCTCTCGCACCCCAACTGGACCATCACCGAGGACGCGACCCGCCTCCACTTCTCCTTCGCCAACCACGGCTTCCTGCGCCGCCTCTCATGACACCCGCACCCGCTCCTGCGCCCATCTGGCCCCGCGAGCTCGAGCGCGAGCTCTGGGCCGACATCTGCCGCCGCTCCTTTTGGTGGTTCTTCCGCAAAGCCTGGGGCGCCGACCTCTACATGGAAGCCCACCCGAACGACCGCTGGCTCACGGAGAGATTGCATCGCCCCATCTGCGACTGGATGCAAGGCCATGTCGAAGAGTGGGAATCGTGGCGCTCTCGCGGCGAAAAGCGCCGCAAGAAGCTCGCGCTCATCATCCCCCGCTCCTTCGGCAAGACCGTCATGGCGACGAAAGCGCTCTCCCTCTGGGCGCACGTTCGCAACCCAGATCTAGCGAGCATGATCGGTTCCGAGGTCGTCACGAAGGCGAACGACTTCCTGCAGCCCATCAAAACCGTCATCTCCGGCGAAGATCCCTACGCCTGGTTCACCTGGCTCTACGGCAACTGGCAATCCGAGGACCGCATCTGGACCCAATCCAAGGTCGTCCATGCGGCGAGACGTGTCGTCGGGCGCACGGAGCCTTCCTTCAGCACCTGGGGCGTAGAGTCCGGCATCACGGGCCTTCACCCCGATTGGGGCGTGCTCGACGATCCCATCTCCGAAGAGAAGCTCAAAGAGAGCGGCACCTGGCTGCAGAGCGTCAATCAGAGCGTCGCTGCGTTGCGACCGGCGTTCCGGACCGACAGCTTCTTCATGTTCTCCCTCACCCGCTATCGCGACAACGATGTCGCCGGGACCTACCTCAATCTCGAGGGCGTGCGTTCCTGGACCGGCATGAAGCCCCGCGAGGGCGCCTTCGAGATCCGGCCCGACGGCGAGTGGGACGTCTATTTTCTCCAGGCCCTCGACGCCGCCGGCGAGACGATCCTTCCCGAGGTCTGGCCCACGAAGGAGCTCCGCATGTACGAGGAGACGAAAGCCCAAGAGTTCGCCGCCCAGATGATGAACGAGCCCGGCACCGGCGAGCACATGGCGCTCACCTCCGAGCAGATCGATCAACTCTGGATCGACGAGAAAGACCTTCCGGGAGGTCTTTCCATCTCGATCCACACCGACACCGCCTTCAAATCCCCCGAGCGCCGCGGCCAGGGCGACGAGTCCGTGATCGAGGTCTGGGGCCACGATCCGCGCGGCAACGGCGACGTCTACTACCTCTGGGGCGAGGGCTCGAACACCTGGCGCGTCGAGGACTTCACGGACAAGCTCGTCGCGAAGGTCCAGGAGATCCGCAAGCGCGGACGCCGCGTTCGGTGCATCACCGACGAGCGCCCACCGGGCGGCAAGGACGGCGTCTGGGAGAACCACATCCGTTCCGCCTTCGCGGGGGTCGGCACTCCCTGCCCGAACCTCATCTTCTTCTCCCGCTCGGGGACCCGGAAGGGCTACAAGCTCCGCCGCATGACCGAGGCGGTCGGCTTCTGGGTCGACGGCCATGTTCGCATCGTCAAGACCGCCCCTGGCGCCCAGAAGCTCATCGCCCAGATGGTTCGCCTCGGCGTGAGCTCGCACGACGATTGGGCAGACGCAGCTGCGGACGTCTTTGCGGACGAGGTCTACCAACCGATGCTCATCGCCTCGGGGTCCGCGCCCGATGAGGGCGGCTTCCCGGTCCAGCCCGGGGACGACATCCTGGGCCGCAGACTCAACAACGACGACATTCGCGCCCTATATGATGAGCAGCACCCCGAAAGCTGGGACCTCTATAAGGAGGATTGGCGCTCATGACCCCCGATCTCGACGAAATCCCGGCCCCGCCTGCCCCGATCGACCTTTTCGCAGTGAAGAACGCCCGAATTGCCGAGCTCGAGCGCGAGAACGCCGCCCTCAAGACCAAAATCCGCGAAATGATCGATCTCCTCGCCGATTTCGGCCATTACGAGCCCGTCTGAGCCCTCTGCGGTCGCGAGACGTGCGCCAATTCCGCTGTCGCGTACGATTTCACTGTAAAAGGACGTTGACAGGTCCCATTCTGTCGCCACACGGGGCACGGAAGCCCCTTTGGAGGCCCCACGGATGGCCATGATGCCTGTCATGCAGGCGGAAGCGACCCCGTTCCAGTTCGAACGGCAGATGGTCGGGGTCGTTTTGGAGCGAAAGCAACTCTCCGAGAGCCATTTCACCGGCATTCGGAAGGAATTCCCCCAGCTGTACGACCTCTATCGCGGTGTGATGACCGGGCGCCATACGCCTCACAAGAACTCGGTCCACGTTCCGCTCATCTTCAGCACGATCCAATCCGACGTTGCCCGCAAGACGCAGACTTCGTTCGGCTCCTGGCCGGTGGTGAAGTTCGTCGGCTATGGACCCGACGACGCTGCGACCGCGAAGAAGCGGGAAGCGCTCATCTCCGCGCAGATGAAGGACTGCAACTCCTTCCGAAAAGGCTACGAGCTCTTCCTGAATGCGGATCTCTACGGCACCGCGGTCGCGCAGATCGGCTGGAATTTCTGCGAAGAGGACATGCTCGTCCTCGATGTGCAGGCAATGCCCCTGACCGGCCGGATGATCGAGACGTCTCGCAAGCAGAGGGTCACAACGTTCGACGGGCCTGATTGGAAGGTGCTCGACTGCCTGGATCTCTTCCCGCAGCCGAATTTCCGCGAGATCGACGATATGCAGTGGTTCATCACGCGGGAATACATGGATCTCGACGACATCCGGACCCTCGCGTTGCCGAACATCCATGGAAAGGGCGTCTTCGACGCAGCTGCGGTGCGGGAGCTCGAGCAGAACGAGGGCAGCTACATCGTCGCGGACGATTACAAGAGTTGGCGTCTGCAGGGTCGGACGCTCTATGAGAACGATTCACGCACCCGGGAGAAGTACGCGAGGCCGGTTGAGCTCCTGACGATGTGGGGCTCGGTGCCGAGCGAGTTTGCGAAGGATGGGATCACGAACCGGGTCATGACCGTTGCAAATGGGACGCACCTGCTGCGGAACCGGCCGAACCCGTTCTGGAACGGGAAGAAGCCGTTCCTCGCGTACAGCCCGATGCCAGACCCGCATTTCTTCTTTGCGACCGGGAAGGCGGAGGTTGCGAAGAAGCTGCAGATTGTCGCGAACAGGTTCACGAACCAGCAGCTGGATGCGCTCGACATCTTCATCGATCCTGCGTTCTTCTACGACCAGAACTCGAACCTGCAGACCCGCAATCTCCTGATGCGCCCCGGGAAGTTCATCCCGATGGATGGGAACCCGGCGGAGAGGGTCACTCCGGTGATTCCGAATCTGCAGGGCGTGCAGATGGGCAGCCAGATGACCGAGCAGGTCTGGCGCTGGATGCAGCAAGGAAGCGGCATCATCGAGGACACCGTGCAGGGTGCGCAGGGACAACGGCAGACGGCGCGTGAGTTCCTCGGGCGCAGTGAGGCGACCGCGACCCGCCTTCTGATGGAATCCCGGCTCTTCGAAGAGGCGTTCCTCGAGCCGATGGCGGATACCTTCGTGGACCTGAATCGACAGTTCATGACGAGCGATCGAGAGATCTTCATCCTGGGCGCGAACGCGACGACGGACCCCGACACGGGCGCGCCGATTCCGACTGCGACCCGGCAGATGATGAACGGGTGGGATCTCGTGCCGAACTACGAGGCGAAGGCGACCGGCGCGACGAGCCAGATGAATCGATCGCAGCGGCAGCAGAACATCACGTTCCTGATGCAGGCTGCGAGCACGAACCCGATGGTGGCGGCGGCGGTGAACTGGATTGCGTTCTTCCGCCAGGCGTTCCGCGAGTTCGAGATGGACAACGTCAATGAGCTCGTCGCGACGCCGCAGCAGATGCAGGCGCAGATGGCGCAGATGCAGGGGGGCGATAAGAACGACCAGCAGCAGAGCGAGGTGCCTGGGACGCCGAACGGGACCTCCGGTCCCGGGCAGTTTGCGAACTACGCGGGGCAGGGAGTCACATGAATCTGAGTGATGAGCATAACGCGCTCGGATTCATGCTCATGTGCCCGGCGTGGAATGGGCTCTATAAGGCGAGGACCGCAGAGAAGGCGAAGGAGTTCAACGCACTGCTGCTTGATCCGAACATCAAGGTGCGCGAAGCCTATCCCGATGACTATATCCGCGGCTATGTCGCGGCGCTGAAGTGGGCGGTCGAATGGCCGGACCAGGAGATGAACGCGGCAGTCACAGCAGCTCAAGAAGTTGAGCTGGATGCGAGTGTCGAAAACCCAATCCCGCTCTTCGGGGGTCGTCCCCCCAGAGAGCCAAGGGAGGCAACAAATGGAACCGAATGATGCTGCGTCGCTCGCCCAGGACATGCTGAGCGCGATTGGCTCGCAAGCGCTTGATGCGACCGGCGGGGACATCCATAGAAGCGGACAGCCGCTGATGGGTGATCCCAACCATGCGGACACGGGCGGTCCTCCCGCTCCTGCGCCGACGGAAGTTTTGCCGGCAGTGCCGGCACCCGCAGCAGATGCGCCTGCAGAACCGGCGCAGCCAGTCGCGGAGCCATGGTTCTTGCCGGGCCTCTACAAGACCCAGGACGAGGCAATTCGGGGCATTCACGAGACGAAGCGGTACGCGAGCGAGTTGCAGGATCGGGTGAAGGCGGTGCAGCAGATCGCGGCACCCGAGGCGCCGGCGCAGCCGGCGGCCGATCCGCTCGATAGTCTCGAGAACTATGGCGTTCCGAAGGAGCCGTTCAAGGTCGCGATGGAGGGGATCGCGAAGAGCACGATCCAGCAGATCTTCGGTCCCGCGGTCGCGAAGATGCAGGCGGACGCGGCGATCGTGGCGAAGTTCCCGGAGTACCAGAGCAACTTCGAGAAACTCACTGCGTACGTGGAGAGCCAGCCTGAGCTCAACGAGAAGATCACCCGGGCGGAACGCGCCGGGGAATATCTGCTCGCGAGGGAGCTTGCGTGGCTCAATTACGAACGCTCGAATGGGGTGGTGGCGCAAGCCGAGATGCAGGTGCGGAACGCAGAGAGAGTCACGAAAGCGCAGGAAGCCAAGGCGGACGCGGCCGTGACGAAGCCGAGCATGGCCGAGAGTCGGACGATGGATGTTGCGGAGAGTCCGAATAACATGAGCGACGAGAAGTTCACGGACCTCATCGCCTTGGCGAAGAGCGGCTATCAGAACCCTCTCTGGCGAGCCACGATCGGTACTCAGCTTGCACAGCAATATCCGGACGTGTTCGGTAAGGACGCCCGGTAAGGAGAGGCGATGACAGGTTCTGCCCCCGGCAATTTTGGGGTCTATGGATTCGGATTTCTCGCGGGCGCAGGCGCGAACCGTGAGGATCTTCTGGATCTCATCACGAATGTTGACCCCTTCGATACGCCTTGGGTCACCCAGGCGCCGAAGGTGCGGGCGCAGCATGTCGTGCATGAGTGGCTGACCGACACGCTTGCTGCGACGAGCACGGCGGGTGAGGTTGAGGGTGCGGACTGGAGCATGACGGCGAACGCCTTCACGGCGACAACCCGGCCGGTTCGGCTCTTGAATGTGACGCAGATTTTCCGCAAGGACATCGCGGTCTCCGAGACGCAGAGGGCGGTCAATCCGGCGGGCTTCAAGGACGCGTACGCGTACGAGGTGCAGAAGGCGACGAAGGAGCTCGCGAGGAATCTCGAGGCGACGCTCTTCCAGACCGCTGCGCTTGCGAGCGATGGGACGCTCCTGCCGACGACGCTGTCGGCTACCGGCGCGAGCGGCGTGGCGCGGCAGCTGAAGCCGTTCCGCAGCTTCATGAGCGCGACGGCGACGGGATCTCAGACGTTGAGTGCCCTCCCGGGCACGGCAGGTCTGGTTGCGGCGAGCGCGAGTGCGGCGGTCCTCACGACCGCGCACTTCAACGCGATGCTCGAGAAGTGCTACCTGAATGGCGGAAATCCCGAGCAGGTCTATGTGAGCCCGGGCGTCAAGCGGGTGATTGGTGCGTTCACCGCGACGAGCCAGAACCGGAACATCGCGGCGGTCGATAAGAAGCTGGTTGCGAGCCTCGATCTCTACGATTCGGATTTCGGTCTCATCCAGATCGTCATGGATCGCTGGATTCCGCAGGCGACGAACACGGTCACGACGACGGCTGCGGCCGATCCTCGTGGCGCGGTCTACTTCCTGGAGCGGAGCAAGAATCGGCTCGCGTGGCTGCGACCGATGGCGCACACGCTCATCGGGAAGCGCGGCGATAGCGTTGCCGGCTCGGTTGTCGGCGAGGTGACGCTCGAGTGCCTCAACCCGCTCTCGAACTTCGTGGGCGCGGGGGTGAACAACATCTCGTAGCGGGGAGGCTGTTGGGGCGTGGAGGGCGTGGATGGCGCTCTCCCGCCCCGCCCCGCCTTGGGGGCATGATGGGAAAGGCGAAGATGCGGAAGCTCATCCGCAAGGGCGATGTGGTGACGCAGGTCCATGCGGATGTGAAGGCGATGAGTGGCGCGGAGCTCCTTGCGAATCCGAACAACCAGATGCTCGATGGGAGCTTGAAGGACAACACCTACGGGTTCGACAGCTGGGACGACAAGGCGCCGGACATCACCGTCGACAACGTCGATGGGAATGACGGCTTCAAGGGCGTGAGCCCCGAGGGCGATGACCGCGCCGCGCGGACGACGAAGCCGAAGAAGGGCGATCCGACCCCAGGAGGCGGGTGGTAGGTGCGCTTTTTGCTGCTGCTTCTGGTTCTGTTCACGGGCGAAGCCCGTGCCGCGGATGTGAAGCTGCGGTGGACGTGGCCAGCGTTCAATGGCGGAGATTCGTGCGCAGTGGATTCGACGAAGGCGCTCTTGGACCTGTATCGCGGGGAACTGTTCGTGAAGCAGATCCCGAATGAGCATGAGATGAGCCTCGGGTTCCTGCCCGGTGCTGGCATGGCGGGTCGCAATGACTCGTGCGTGGTGGCACTTGCGGACAGCATCCACTACGCGGTGTTCTGGATGAACGTCGACGACGGAACCAATGTGAGTTGCCTTGGGAACCAGGAGCTCGTTGCGATCAAGGCGAGAGATTGGCAGCCGGGCATCATGGGCAGCTACTTCAACAACGAGGATCTGACGAGCCTGTTTGCGAAGCGAGATGATATCGCGATCGCGTTCACCTGGGGCCAGGGCGCGCCGCTCAGTGGGATGGGTGTGGATACGTTCTCGGAACATTGGGAGGGCCAGATCAACTTCCCGGTGCCGGGGGTCTGGGGCCTGACGGGCCTCGTCGAGGACGGCTGGAGGGCGTGGGTCGGTGGGGTGTACGTCGCGAATGATTTCGGTGTGCAGAACGTCCATTCGAGCAGCTGCCACTTCAATATTGCAGCCGCAGGCTGGACCCCGATCATCGTCGAGGCGATGCACCACAATGGAAATGCAGAGATGACGCTCAGCTGGGAGCCACCCCCGGGTGGGGTGACGACGGCGATCCCCGTCTCCAACTGGAGACACTGATGAGAGAAGCGCGCAGGAGCGACTCAGAGAAGCTGGATCACATCATTCACCTGCTGCACACACTCGTGAATCAGGAGGAAGCTGAAATGGCCGGACTCGATGACGTGAATGTGGCCCTGGATGGGCTGGTTGCGGACGTGACGGTTCTCAAGGCCGGCAAGGACAGCGCGATCGGGCTTCTGAACGGGCTCGCAGCGAAGATCGATGCGCTCATCGCGGCGGGCGGAGATCCGACCGCGACGCTCGCGAAGGTCGCGGCACTCAGCACCGAGATCAAGGGCACGACAGACGAGCTCGCGTCCGCGGTGGTTGCGGACACGCGCTAAGGGAGTACGCGATGAGAGCGAGTCCGAAAGAACGGGCTGAGGCTCGATCAGAATACACGAAGGCGAAGCAGAAGCCGGTAGGCGAAGGTAGTCGTTTCAAGGCGATTGAACACGCGGCTGCTGCCGGCGGCGCGCGGAATCCAGGCGCTGTTGCTGCTGCGATTGGGCGGCGGAAGTACGGAGCCAAGAAAATGGCCGCAATGTCTGCTGCCGGAAGGAAGCATTGAGATGCCAGGCGTAAAGAAGGCGATGCACGAATTCAAAGAGGGGAAGTTGCATAGCGGATCGAAGCATGGTCCGGTCGTAACGAGCCGCAAGCAGGCGATCGCGATCGGGCTCTCAGAGGCGCGGGAGGAGGGGGAGAAGGTTCCCCCTCGATCCCGTCCCACGCGGACGAAGAAGGGGAAGTGATGGACGTTCCGAACAAGAGACGCCAGGAGCCGTATCGCCGGATGACCGCGAGAAATGCGGTCCCGAACCAGCCTGAGGACGAGCCGACGAGCATGGGCGAGGCGATCGTGAAGGCATACAAGGAGCCGCGGAAGGACGATGCCGCCTATCAGAGCTATCTGAAGAAGGGCTCGAAGGCGAGCGGGACCCTGACTGCGAGCGAGACGGGAGCCCGCGGAATGGCGAATCAGGGCGAAATTGATCGTCTGAAGGGCCTCCTCAAGACAGGAAAACGTCTCGAGGGCGAACGCGCTCGGAAGGCGAAGAGGGAGATTGCCTGATGGCACGAGAGAGTCCGGGAAAGCGTAGAAATACGCGCATGGAGGCGGCAGAGAAGAGCATGAACACCGTCCATGACGCGATCACGACGGGACCGGGGAAGCTGGTCGGCGCTCTGATCGAGAAGATCAAGCTGAAGGGCAAGCCGGGGAGCGGGACCCATACCGCAACCGAGACAGGCGCCCGGCAGGCGGCGGCAGACAAGCTATCGCAAAAGAACAACAAGGCGGTCATGGACTCGGCGGCCGATACCCAGAGCTTCGAAGATCTCATTTCTGGAAAGAAGAAGAGCTACTGATGAAGACACATAGCCTGAATTTTGCGGATGAGAACTTCATCAACAGTGTCCTCGATATGGACGAGCTCACGAGACGCGTACCGCGTCTCGTGGGCTATTTCGAGGGCATCCAGGAGATGAAGAACTTGCAGGCTGAGATCTCGACGCTTGGGAAGTTCACCAAGCAGAGCGGGTATTGGCCCGGCAGGAATATGCAGAGAGTTGCGAGCATCCCTTACTCCATCGTCGCTGCCATCCTGGAGGTGGACCCTGAATTCTTCCAAGACCGAGGCAAAGTCTATCGATTTCTCGCACAGCACCCCGAGTACGACACGCGCACCCGAGTTACCTGAGTTCGGGGTCTACGCACCCGATTCCGGGAAGCCGAGCGGTTGCACGTACTACCGGGTCGAGGTCCCCTTTCGGGGTCTCGAGAAGCTGAAGCTCGCCCAGACGATGATCGATGACGACAAGCTGAACTCGAGCGAAACGCAGCACGCGATGATGCTGAGCGCGGACATCCTGCAGTTCTTTGCTCGGGGCGGCGAGATGATTAACCGGACGATCCGGACGATCAACAGCATCACGCCGAGTGAGTGGGGCGGGAAGATGCAGTACCCGCCGAGCGTGGTGTTTGACGTGGACGACAACCTGGATTGGGTCCATCCGTTCAACTCGACCTACGTGAACCTTGGCACGAGAGCGTATGACGGGACTGAGCTCGAGAAGGGCGCGCAGCTGATGACGACCTTCCCGGACGGGACCGAGATGGTGCTCTGGAGCGACAAGCTGACGATGCACGATGGGATGACGTTCGATGTCGAGATGAACAAGGCCCGAGTGGGCGGCGTGCATGAGACGGCGAGAATGGCGGACGGCGTGACGGTGCCGAGTCCGTATCTCGCGGACTACTACCGGGAAGTGCATAAGTGCTCGGACGTGTACGTGTTTCCGAACACGGTGATCCCAGAGGACTACCCGCGCGCACGGCTCGCGCCGCACGAGGGGATTCGCATTCTCTGGCAGGGCGGGAGTTCACACCTGGTCGATTGGTTCCCGCTGCGGGATGCGGTGAGAGAGATCAGCCTGAGGTACCCGCAGGTGAAGTGGGTGATCTGGGGCCTTCACTATCCGTGGGTGCATGACAACATCCCGCCGGCGCAGCTGGAGTTGATGGATTG